GTAGGGGATTCACATCCAAGGTTGATTTAGCTGTCAACTCTGGCAACTATAACGCTAGGCTACAAGCCGGCGAAATGGTTGACCGGTTGAGGTGCTTGCCAGGGCACCGACCAAATTCCCCATGGGACATAAGAACAGTCCCAAGGCATATGATTTACCCAACACTCTCTATTGACCCACGAGATCGTGTTATTATAGCTTCATCTGTGACAACTGATAATGAATGGGTAACCTATGTTCTTGATGGGAATAGTTGGCAGCAAACCATTTGTGCCCAGGATGAACAGGTTGTTATTCTAGTATGCGCCCTTCTTAATGATAAGGATGAGAGGGAAAAGGAACTTGCAACCCTCAAGCTGGAAAATGATCTTAAAGCTCAACAGTGTGCATACCTGAGACAACAAATACCACCAAAAAATCCTGGAGCAAAATGGTCCTGGCTTTCAATCTTTGCACTGCTGGTTCTAACCCTGGCTACACTTAAAGGAGCAATGGCCCTGGAGACAAAGAGTACATCTCATGGAGTTGACTATGATCGAATTGTCCAACTGAATGAGGAACTAGATGTTTTTATACAAAATGCATTGCAAAAGAATTGGACAAAACATGTCACTGAAACATTTGTCTATCACCATAAGACTCAGGGACTTGACTGGAAGGCAAAAATTATGAGTAGCCTTAGTGATTGGTATAATAGTAAGAAGCCACAAACCTCTCACTTGGTTGATAGTGTTTTTTGTGCAATTGGTCTGATACTACCCTGGATTTGGGAGGTCTGTGTCCTTGTGCTTGCAATCTTCATCATCTTTAAAAGTAAGCGTAGGGCACTTGATTGTTTCTACCTAGCAGCAGCATCCTTTTCCAACTTGAAATTTAGTTTTGTTGCTGTGGCCCCCATCCAAACTACACACACCATCTATGTGGCGTGTGCACTGTCAGTTATCCATTGGTGCGACCCAATTGCAGCAGCACTTATATCTCTGGTCTACTTGATTGGTTTCTCTGTGATTGGCATGTTTATGTCTGATGTAGAGTACATCAAACAACTTAGAGCAGTACTCTCATTAGCAATGATTTTTTCATTCCATTGGCTGTGTGACTTATTTGGTGTGCCACCAATTATATTTACAGTCTTATGTTTCTGCTGGAGGCTAGTTAGGCTGTTAACTGCCTTACCTGGGCATGTAATTGAGATAAGGGATCCAACTGGAAAAGTCACACAGAAAGTTAGCTCTTTTGATGGCCCACTCTTTAAATTCTTTCAGGGGCTTAAAGCCAAACTTAAGCAGGTTAGATCAACAACTGTACCTTTAGTCAGAATCAATCCAGCAGCAGTGTGCCACATTTCAACGGGTGACGGTTCGAAAGGGACTGGTTTCTTCTGTGCAAACTATACTGTAACAGCAGCACATGTGCTTGGTAACCATAAAGTAGCGACCATCTGCTACCAGGGAAAGAATTACCAGGCAAATGTAAAGAAAACATCTGAGAAAGACATGATCTTCCTTGAAATACCTGCAGCACTCCAAGGAGTACCTCGGTTCAAGTTATCAAAGAAGTACAACTGCGACTGGGTTTGTGTCCTGGCCCCTAGTGGGGAAGGAGCATTTGTGACATCAGTGGTTGAGGGCAAAGCCCATGAAGGCACATTCTCATATGCATGTCCAACCCGTGACGGGATGTCTGGAGCACCACTTCTAGACATGGACGGTCATGTTCTTGGTATTCATCAAACCAACACTGGCTATACCGGTGGAGCCGTACGGCTTGAACATGAGGATGTGATCGACCCACCAAAGGAAAACACCCAAGTTGCACAATTGAAGAAACAAATTGAGGAACTTAAGATGCAACTCGCGCAGAAGGAAGCTACCCCTACTACTACACCACCTCCAAAACCACAGAGGCCCCCACGCTCTAAGGACATGCAGCAATGCACTATGGAGGATTCTGAAATAGTTGAACTCATCAGGATCGCCATGCAGCGCGAGATGGGGATCTTGCGCGAAGAGATTAATGATAGTCTCTTACAGAAAAAGAAGGGTAAGACCAAGCATGGCCGTGGGAGGAAACATGGTGGTGGACGTAAGAGAAAGATTGGTAGAATGTTTACTGAGGAGGAATATCAGGAGATGCTTGATTCAGGCCTTGAGCCGGAACAGATCCGGGCAATTGCAGAAGATCTCTATGACCAGCAACATGATTTTCCTGAGTGGAGTGATCCTGAAGATGATGATGAGGTAAATGAGTGGTGGTTTGGTGGGGATCATTCTGGCAACGTCCACGAAGACGATGATGAAATACCATCTTACTACCAGAAGAAGAGGAAGCCACTTGGTGACTACCTCATCAAGGAGTGGACCCAGGAAAGCATTGATGAAATGATGGCTTCTCTCTCACCACTTGAGATGAAGAAGGCTAAGCCACTCCTGCAACACTTGAAGTGTGATGATCCACTCAAGAAGACAGTCATTGTTGCAATGCTTGACCGTGTCCTAACTGCCAATGGCCTGTCACCAGTATCCGAGGGTCTTGACTTTCAACAGCGTGTCAAGCCAAAAAACGGCAAGCCGGGGCGCCACGATCCCCAGAAGCCGACCTCGGCGCGTGGAAAAAGTCAGCAGTAAAACCACGCCGACATCTGGTACCTAATGGATATCCGGTCTATTGCAATTTGCCTGTTAATCGACCAATCTGTGATTACAACATTCCTGATGAACCTCTTCTCGGTATCCTACCACCAGCACAGAGTGACTTTGAGTATGCACCAACAGTGTGGGGTCCTGAAGCATTTGCCAAGTCTTTTGAAAAATTTGACTATGCACCCTATTGTGATTTTGAGAAAGAATATCCTGAGTGCACACAATTCGCTGACTGGGCATGGAGAGTCCATCATAACTACCTTGAAGACACAAAAGTCATTCACATCTCAGCCACAGAGAAAAATCTTGATTCAACACCAGCTTATCCTAAAATGTTAGACTATGAAACAGAAGAAGAATTCTTGGATGAGCATGGCTGGGACCCCTATGTGTCTGCCTTTTCAGCAATTGACAGGGGCTATGACCCTGATGCCCTCTGGTACTGTTTCCTCAAGAAGGAAATCTTAAAGAAGAAAAAAATCGAGGATTCAGATATCAGACAAATAGTGTGCGCAGATCCCATCTATGCCAGGATAGGGGCATGCTTTGAACAACATCAGAATCATCTCACAAAACTACACACTGAAACACATTCAGGGCAGTGTGGATGGTCCCCATTCAATGGTGGCTTCACCAGACTTTGTCAACGTCTTGAGTCAAAACCAGGTGTGTTTGTGGAGCTTGACTGGACCAGGTTTGATGGAACTATCCCTGCTCCTCTACTTAAAAGGATCAAGAAGCTCCGCTTTTCAATGCTCTGTACAGAACATCAAGAGCGTTACCAACACATCTATAAATGGTATGTCAGGAATCTACTCAATCGGTATGTTATGATGCCGAGTGGTGAAGTCACTAAGCAGACAAGGGGGAATCCTTCTGGGCAAATTTCAACAACAATTGACAACAACATGGTTAACATCTGGCTCCAGGCCTTTGAGTTCTGTTGGTTCTTTGGACCAGACAAAGAACTGTGGAGGGATTATGACACCATCGTCTATGGAGACGACAGATTGACCCGTTATCCAATCTTACCAGAGAACTACAGAGAAAGGGTCATCGCCCTCTACAAAGATGTCTTTGGGATGTGGATAAAGCCAGAAAAAGTGAAAGTCTCAGAGACACTTGAAGGCCTAACATTCTGTGGATTTACAGTTGGCCCAGATAGGTTGCCTTACCCCACTGATGAAGAGAAACTCTATGCTGGACTTGTAACACCTGCAAGAAAGCTTCCTGATGTCACAGCGCTGCATGGGAAACTCCTGAGCCTACAACTCCTGATGCATAACCATCCTGACAGTGCCTTTAAAGATTACATCAATAAATGTTTGGCTGAAACAGCGAGGCACGCCGAGGATCTGCCTGCCAGACTCACAGAAAGGCAGATGGACAGGCTTTGGAGGGGCGGACCAAAGCATAAGCCTAATGGCTAACACTAAGAACAATGTCCAGCCTCAGGTGGTCACGACTACTACGACGGTGTCTAACCGTCGTGGTAGGCGTCGCCGTAGGCGCGCTAATCGCATACCTCCAGCTACTACAACCACTGTTAGGAGAACTAAAATTACTAAGCCACCTGCTAGGCCTCGCCGTAGGCGCAATAATCGGGCTAGCAATTTTAATCAACAGGGTAGTTCCATCTTCAAACAAAAAATAACAGCAACACTGGGTACAGTTGGTTCAAATCAGGGAGATAAGATTGAGCTTGAAATGGCAGCACTTCTAAACCCAGCCCTCACTAAGGACTCAACTGGTGCTAACGGGTACGGGCCTTTACAAATGTATGCAGCAAATTACAATATGTGGAGAGTAGACAACATTCTCATTAAATTAACACCTCTAGTAGGGGCCTCTGCAGTCTCAGGTACTGCGGTGCGAGTGTCCCTCAATAATGCTGCAACACCTGGGTCACCTTCCTGGTCCGCCCTTGGTGCCAGAAAGCACAAGGATACAAGCCCCGGTAAACCCATGACAATGAGAATTCCTGGATCCGCACTTGCGGGACCAAAGGATGGCTGGTTTTTAACAAATACTAAATCAGAAGCACATATGTGTATTGGTGGATCTATTGAAATCCATACTCTTGGTCAAACAATGTCAACATATCAGGCCAAAGTGTTTACTGGTCCTTTATTCTTGTGTGAGATGACAGCAGTGTGGATGTTTAAAAATTACAACCCTACACCTGGAATGTTGAATTTGGTAAAAACTGATGCCCTTGAGCAGCCTGAGCAGATAAAAATACATTCAAAGCCTGGTGAACCAATTCTGATATCAGTACCAGCAGCCTCCTCATTTGCGCGTGTAGCAGGAGGAATCAATGTGGCCGCAGATGCACCTCCATCTGAAATAATCTGGCAAATCTGTGATACAACAGTTGACCTTTTGAAGGGTGCACTCCCAGCACCTTTTGCTTGGCTCTTTCAAGCAGGCTGGTGGTTTGTAAAACGAATTGCAAACAAAAAGAAGACAGGTGAGAGCATTCCTGGTGAGCCAGATCCAAATGAAGTGACATTCCAGGTATTTCAGAGTATTTCAGATGCACAAAACAACATCCCCTGCATTGCCACTAGTGAAGCTGCAAGTACCAATGTTAACATCACAGGCCTTGAGATCACACAGATCACACCTGGCAACCTTGGTCAGCCACAGGAGTCACTTTTTAGCTTGAGAAGAACTCCTGACGTCACACTTGACCAGATTGAAATAACATCACACCCACTTTTAGGCCAACCAGCATATAATGGGCACATCTTCACACAAGTTCCAAATTCATGTTTTGTGGCACAGAGGGCTGTGGGCACCCCAAAGAGCAAAGTCTACAGCTATATAGCATGGCATCTTAACAACCCAGTTTTTACACAAAACGGGAATGAAATAAATCCTGCCCAAATTTCATCAAACCCTTATCCAATTCTCCACAAGGACGGTTCCAATTTTCGAGAGATTGGGACTGTGTTCGCAGCTGGCTATGCATCAATGGGCCAGACTCCAGATTACAACTGGACAACAATACTGTGGAGATCAAATATAACTGAAGAAGTTAAGATAAGGGGGCAGACTGGTACAACAGATAGGTTTGTCTTTGTTCAACCCACGCAGAGTCAGAACACCTCTAGCCCACCAACAACAGTCTATAATGTTACATTAACAAACCAGATATCTATGCCAGAGAGAAGAGTCCCATTGGTTGCAGGAGAATGGTATTTAAGCTCTTTTGTTACATATCGTGGCGCTGTGGAATTCACAAACTATGGGGTGCCCTTTTATCACAGTCTCCAAAATCCTGCCACAGCAACATCCCAGTATGACATAGGAAGACCTGTGTTTGAAGTGGGTGCAGCCATGCAGACATCAATGCCACTTATTCTCCAACCACCTAGTTCCCAAACTGCCCCAGCACTAACATCTAGTGAGTTAACACAATTGAGGCTACTACTCGCCCCACGTGCTGAGTATCCACCTTCAGAGTATGACAACGTGGATATGGCCCCCATGGAGGGTNAAGAGGAAGAACCTCAGGGAGCAGTGGGAGACACTGAGTCACCACTTGACACCAGGAATTGGGTTGAGTTTGGATATAGAAAGAGGCCACCAACACCTTTTTCACCAACTGGAGAGGAGGAAGAAGATGAAGAGGAATCAGATTTGGATGATGATGATTATGCTGAACCACCTGTTGTGATTAAGAATTTACTTACTCCTGAAGCTAAGAATCTTTATGGTCATCTGAGACAGAAGGGTCTCAGTCATGAGCAAGCAACCAACGCTGCCCAAGCCGCGTTCCCCCACATCGCTCTCGAAGCCTGGGATGCGGCATACCATAATGCCATGGCTGATGGGCTCTCGCCACCCACAGCGCGAGATTGCGCGTGGAAGGCCGTTTCAGATTTCCTTTCCTAATCTGTTCAGTTTTTTCTTGTTTTCTCTTTTCTGAAGTAGATTAGAATTAGCATTTAAAAATTTGAGCAAAAAAAAAAAAAAAAAAAAAAAAAAAAAA